CGTGAAATCATTTTTCCGTTGTGTGCCGTTCCCCATCCATATACAGTACGGTAAAACAGATCCTGTCGACCACGATCTGCTTCACCGAAATCAATTATACCGTCTTTGTAGTACTCTTTGCCGGTCATGACTTCGAAGTCACCATTGTTGACGAATGGTGCGTCGATGACTGACTGGCTGAGTTCACTTGTACGAAAACGGTAGGGGCCGACGAACGAGACAGATCCTCGAACCGACCCCGGGGCAGAAAAGGCAGCTTTGCTGTTCTTGACAAAGCCCCCATGGACATCACCAGCTGTGTAGCGGTGATGTCTTGCACGACCTGCATCATCGTGCAAACAGTGACAAACCAGAAGCCACGATAAAAATCAAGCAATGCGCCACCGTCCATGAATCCAAACCGGGATAGCACAGCTTGCCACAACGTGTCACTGCCAATGTTGCGGTCATTGGTGTCACGAAAGACTGCCCGTCGCATCATCAACTCGCTCTTTGACCCCATGAGAGCGTGGTATAAAACCGGAAAGACCGGGAGCTTTGCGCAATACTTGTAATGCTGTGCCAAAATAGTGACATCACTCGAGGCACGGACAGTGGCGACAGTTGCGGGTGTACGCCGCCAACGGCCAAAAAGACTCCACCCGGTGCCGGACGTCTCATGCATAGGGATGGTAGCCATGGGTCCTTCACCGACTGCAATATCCTGGACCTGATGAAGCCCAGGAGAAGCGACGAGAAAAGCTGTTTTGATGCGCTCACCAATCGACCGCCAAAAGTCGCTCACGGCTTCAGTGTTGAAATACAACAGCTCACTCTTTGTTGCAACCATCTGGAGTGCTGTGAAGTCTTGCAATGCCTTCGGCTTCACGGCCCTTTTGAGTGCGGGTGCAATCGTGCATGGCTGACAGAGGTAACGAACAGTATAGTTGTACTGATCTTTCGTGCATCCAGGGCATTTGATCATGATGGTGTGTCCGTAAAGCGCTGTTGGGACATTGTGTTCGTGGATGTACTCATATTCACATGAACAAGAATATGTTTCCCCACAAATTGTGACAGGGGGACGAGCGATGGCACACTCGGTGGTGAACTCGTCAAACTCGAGCTCAACCGGGTCACAATAGTGACACCATCCTCGCGGCTTCGGCCGTTGGCAAAACTGACACACGCTCCGGTCCCGGAGCCGCTCACCAACGGGTGTGTCGCACGTAGCGCACACTTTCTCCTTTGTCACATTGTGGCCACACACGCCACAAGCCCACATTTCACCAGCCCGTAACGATTCCGGGCACCCATAGACACACTTGCCCCCGACTTCTTGCAACAGCTGGCCACATTCACCACAGAAAATGATGTCTGGTTGGTCACCATTCACTGTATCACGAGCGATTTGATTGATGATCTCATCACGATCCACTGGTGCATAGTCATATTCTTCCCCCCGAAGAACGTGATACCATTTCTCGGCGCGACTCACCTCCCAGAAACGATAATGTGAAGCATTGTCCGGTGGTGGGTATTCCGCCTCCCACGCTTGCAAGGCAAGCAATTGTTTGTGATCGAATGGAGCTGGTGGGGCTGTCGGCATGACTGGCAATGGATTAAGGGGTGGTAAATTTGCATTTTGTAGCCTTACGGCCTCACTCCTTTTCTCCTCTGCCATCATTTCGCGCTCCGCACCAAATGCATCGACACTCAACTTCTCCTCAGGGCGATTTTCACGCGCCTGCTGCGCCAACTGTCCGGGGGCATGATCGGAAGCGATGATGACACCAGGGCACGCCGGTTCCCGAAGAAGGTCGGGTGCGCGCAAAACACCATGTTCGATTTTGGGGCGTGGGGCTTCCACCTCCTGGTCAATATCAGCGTGGTAGTGGTTGGCAGTCTGAAACAATTTACACTGCTCCTTCGGGATGGGGCAGGGTTTCTGGACCTTCTTATTTTTAGGCTTCTCGGCCTCTTCCCGCTTCTTCTGCTGCCTCTCACGAAATCGACGTTGTGCTGCCGTGAGTGGGACCATGTGAAAGTGCGGCGCGTTGAGATCACACCTGTTGTCGTCCTTGCACTCAAAGATTGTTGGACCGTCACCTTTATGCGCACCGGCCCCAAGCATGCCAATAAGCTCTTTGCCATCTTGGTGCCTCTCACATGGCGGTATGGTGGGATGGGGGGTGGTGTTGCCGTAGCACCACACGCCACTGCGCGCCATACACGCAGACCGGAGTAAAGCTTCGTCAGTCCACCCTTTCTTCCCAAGGACCTCGGTTTGGAATCTCTTACTGAAAGTGCATCCGGCGGGGTTCCAAAAGAAAAAATCAACAACCTTCCCGTCTGCGTCCTTCGCCACGCACGGTACGGGGGCAATCATCGGAACTTTCCAGCCGGCTAAGGCTCGAGCCTGGTAAACGGGGTTGATTTCACAACTGCGGACAACCGTACCAGCGGGGTTAACATTCGGCCAAGGCCCGTCGCCTTTCGATGAAGATCCTGAACAACTGCCAACTTTCTCCTTCCCGTCGCCCGGGTCTGTGCGGGCATTTTTGGGCGCAGGTGCACTACTTGGCCGTCCCGATTTTGGAGCGACTTCTTCCTTTCGTGTGGGTTTCGGATCCAAGAACGCAGAAAAGGGCATTGCTGCCTGAGCCTTTTGAAACATCAAGGCGGGAGGCCCATCTCCTTTTTTCGCCTCAAGGACAGGGCAGTCTGTCGGATCCCAATCCTTGAACTCATGCGTCGGTGAATTTGGCACCAACAACGGGTCCTTCCTGAGCCTCTGCCGCCGCAACGAGGGCTGAACGATGGCCTTGCGGGCAATCCTTTTCAGTGCCAACGTCGGGTCGATAACCTCCACCGGTGGTGTTTGGAAGATGATAAGATCCCCTCCGAAGGCATCAGTAACGCCGGATCCTCCAGTGAATGTGAGTGTCGGTGGTTCATCCCATGTGCCTGTTCCGTCATACACGTAAAAACCCATATAAAACCCGGCGAAATACCCTTCTCCGTCGTTCACACAACCGAGGGAACTGATCTCAGGAAGCACGTTTTGCACATCATCTCCTTGAGAGACAAGCTCAGCACCGGTAGTGAGACCGTTTATGAGGGTGGTACCGTTGGGCATCACAAGAGTGGAATCCTTCCCTTCTCCGTACATGGTCAGCAAAACGAAAAGTGATGTCCCGGCTTCCAAATCAGGATCAAAAGAGATAGACTTCTCGTTTGCTAGAATTTTGGCTGATATCCCCTTGAAATCCTCAGGCACAGTAAGCTGATGCAAAAAGTCGTCGTCACCGTCTGACGGGCTGAGAGGGAAGTGCGACATGACGGCGAACGATCCCGGTGCAGGCATGATGGGCTTCATCAACATAATGTCGTACGTAATCCACAATTCCCCAGCCGACGGGTAGACTGCCTGCCCGCCAACGGTAATGAGGAAGAACTTCCCCATAACGTACTCGTGTAGATCTGGTGGCGAAAAGCTGTCGGTGAGCATGTACAATGGTTGATTGGGTGTTTCATTTGGGTCACATTCGATAGGCAACATCATGCTGTCGCAAGGCCGACCCGATACGGCAAACATGACATTGAGGGCTTGTGTTTTGTTGATGGGGGCGGGTTTGTACACATCGTACTGGATCATCATCGAAACTGAACCCATGCCGGCGGCAGCACCAGTAGTAAGTGAGGACAGAGTCTTGTACTCAATCACGGCGCCCAACATTTTCCACTCCTGAAAATGCGGTGTCATCGACGACAACCACGGAAAGAGTGTTTTTGTCGTTGGCGATATGTTGAGTTGCAGCCCGTTGTAAAAGGCTGTAGTCATTCCAATGTCTCCAATATACTCACGGTGTGTGATACGTGTGCTCTCTTTATCTCTGTGCATCATTGGCACGTTGGCAGCGGCGGGTGTGGTGATCCCCATGATAGAATTGTTGGCAATAGCTATGGGCGGTTCAATATCAGCATAATCACCAGCTCCAATGATGCTGCCAAACAGTGCATCTGCAGCACCTCCCAGCCACCCGCCGATCTTGGTTCCG